CTCCTTTTTCTAAAAGTTCTAGATTTTGAGCAATTAATCTTATATGAGCAGGATCCTTATATTGAGGATATATATGTTTAGCATATTGTAATAAAGTTTTACGAGCTTGAGAAGTAGATAGTATCTTATTTAAATGTTCTACTACTTCACCAGCACGTTTGTCTTTAGTTTTTTTGTATATCTGAATAGCTGACTTTAACTGTTCTTTGATCTGGAGTTCTTGCATGTTGTAATCCTTGTCCTACTGCTCCTTTTTCTCTATAATCTTCAAAAGCTTTAGTTAATTTTATAAAAGGCTCTACTTCTTTTTTAACAATTTTTTGCCAATGTAAAGAAGGTTGTCCTATCTTATCTAAATACCAAGCTAGTTTAGAAGCATCAGCAAATCTTGAATTAATCATTTTTTGATGATGCAGGTCTCCTTCTTCTTTTGGGTTCCCTTCTTTATACACTCTACTTTTAAAAATTTCGTCATCATTATTTCCTGTAATGTCAGCTCTATCATGTAAAACTTTAACTGGTACATCTTGCATGATATCTAACATATAAGCAATCTCTGAGAGCCATGCATCATTTTGTCCATGTAAACTTAAATGATCTAGACATCTAAACCAATCCCAAGGTACGATAGGAAATATACTATAAGGATGACCTGTGGATTCTTCAATCCGGAGCAATTTAAATTGGCCATCAAACTTTCCTATCTCTAAATCCCAATCTTTAGTTTCCATTATAGCGTCATCATTAAAGATCATGATCCATGTACCTTGAGCGTATACAGAGAGAGCATTATTGTATCTATGTAAATTTTCGTAACCTAATCTTTTAAACTTAATTACTGATCTAGCTGGATGTTTAATATCTTTTAAAAAATCTATACTTTCTTGATCATCTTCATCTACTCCATAAAGTAGTTGAATCTTACTCGGATCTTTAGCATTATCTAATAATGATTCTGTACATTTCTTAATTAAAGGAATTCTTTTACGAGTAGGAAGTAAAACCGATATGGACATACCTCACCTTATTCTGTTTATAGGAATATATAAACAAAAATATTTGCCCACCGTCCTCCCTGTTTCAAGTAAGTCTCCCTACCATTTAGTGAAACAGCACCTAAATTACTGAATAGAAATTACTTTTTATTTCGTAATGAAACTATTAAAGTTCCGTAATACTCAGTAATAAGGTTCAACGCCAAAATTATTTTTTCTAACATCCACGATATACATAAACTTGTATATCTAAATAATTTTAGGATAAGTTGCATTATATAAATAGGAGTTAAAGTTACCCCTATTAACAATAAGCAAATACTTACCATTATAAAATCTGAAGGTTTTTCCAATAAAATAATTTTTTTTAAGAAAGAAAAATAATTAATGCTATAAGAATAGCTATTACTATTCCACAGCTCCAGCTTGTTGATTTACACACAGGACACATTCCGTCTTTCCATAATTTTGAAGAAAAAGGTATATATTGACACATATTAAAAGATTTAAGCCAAGACACTATACTTTTAATTTTATTTGTTATTTTTAAAATCATAAGCTACTCCTTATATTTTTTGAGTATGCTACTATTTAAAAAGTTAAATGTACAGCTATAAAATTTATATACATTTAATTCATTCATCACTCTTTCTCTATCTTTCTCCCTAGAAAGAGCCCATTCGCTTTTTAAACTTAATACGATTTTTTTTATTTAAACTTAATACGATTTTAAATACTATCTATTTAAGATTAGCTTTTTATTTTAGATTAGTTTTTTTAATTTAGCGTTAGATAAAAAAAAAGAGAGCGAGTAATTAAACTCGCTCTCTAATTTAAATTAAAATCTATTAAAGATTATTAATTTTATTTTTAAAGTAAGAAATATTTTCTTCTATTTCTTTACTAACTTTATTCTTCTTAATAAATTCTAGATTAGAATTTATTAAATCTAAATATAAGTTTTTCTTATTTTTATCTAGATAGCTATTTAAATCTATTAATAGATTTACTTTTTTAAAACGATTATTTTTAGTAGTATCGTATTCTATATCTATCTTACGATAATCGTTATTAAAAGCTTTCTCTATATTAGTAGAAAATTTAGCTTTCTCGTAAATAATAAAAGACTTCGTTTTATCTCTTTTATTATTAAATAATCTAAATAAAATTTTTTTATCTTTATATTCTCTAAAAGATAAAGCTACTTTATTTTCTATTATTTTATTCGTATTAGTTATCTATCTCGCTTTCTACTTTCTATTAATTTAATTAACTTAATTAAATCTACTTAAGATAAGTAATAGAATATTATTTTATTTTTAAAGAAATTAAAAGAAAAAAATAGTATAATTCTAGTATAAGTAGAATATTTTTTGTGCTCGTTTCGTTCTCGTTTCGTTCTCGTTGTGTTTTTGTTTTTCTCGTTCTAGTTTAAATCGTAATATAGGCATAAAGTAATATTAAAAACATAGTTAATATTAACTTTCTAAAATAGTATATAAGCATTTTTTACTTTCTTTAATTAATTTAATTTATTTATTAATATTTATTTAATATCAATTAGAAACTTTTTTATTCTTAATTTATTATTTTATCGTAATGGAATGTATAGAGCTTTGCGAATCATTATCACCGAGCTTTTTCAATCATTCATTTTTTTTATTTTTCTTGATCCCTGCTGATCCGTCTTGATCCTAGGATCCGTGCTGATCACTCGGGCTCAAGCACATTT